TAAGTTTGTCGATACAGAAATAAGCAACGTCACTTACTAGTTCACGTTGCTTTTTATTACCACCTATAGTGTAGATAAGGTTCATTTTTAAACTAACTCTAAAGCTTTTTTGAAAAGAAAAGATGCACCATCATCAGAGTCAAAACCCTCTTCAGATGCAAAATCCATTGACGAACTTTGGTAGCATGTATCGGCGATACCTTTTGTGTTTAGGACATATGCAACACTTTCAGCAGTGTTACCCCAACCAACAAGTCCAAGATTTGAGAACATTTGAATCCCACCTTTGTGGGCACTGATGAAGTCTACTTGATTTGACATTTGTAATACCTTTCTCTCTTGATTACATATATACATTAACACAAAAGGGGGGCTGTGTCAACCCCCCTTTTTTCTCAATGATTTCAGTCATTTAAGACTGTCACGTTATCATCATTTATATCATTGAGGATAAGTGATTCGGTTGACTATGATGAGAGAGAGAAAGGGCCAACCAAATCAAATTCTTATATATTTCCTAATTGATAGACTAAATTCCACCATGTATATTGTTGTGAGTTTTCAACTCCAAAAATCCATAATATATCCATCCAACCTAATCCAAAGATGATTATTAGAATATATCCAAGATACTCACCAATGTTATTCATTACATTTGTCATATCAGATACAAAGGCCCTGTCCACTGAATATCAAATCCACCATCAAGAACATTTCCCCTAGCACCATTCCGAGCAGGAGAATTGTAACCAGCAGCTTTTAACAGATCACCTCTTTTGAATTTTTTGTCATTGTCTGTATTTACAACAAACCCCCAAACAGAACCACCTTTTTTAGTCAGAATTTTGATATACTTTTGACCATATTTAATAACCCAATCACCAGCAAATTCTTTTTGCATTTTTTCATTGTCTAAGAATTTATTGTAATCATGGTTAGCTGCAGATAACATATTTGCTATACCAAGTTCGATGGTATCGAATTGTTTGTTTATTGAAACTGACATTATAAACCTTTCTCTGTCATTATGTATATACTATAACATGATTCGTTTGTAATGTCAAGAAAAAAAAACCCTGCAAAGCAGGGGTTTAATTTGTTACATTTCTGCACCAGATGCTGATCCTGGCGCTTGTGGATATTCATCAGGTGGTGGAACTTTATAATCTTCATCCCAACCAAAAGCTTCTCTTACTACATTGCCAGATAAACCTTTATATACTTGATGTAGTTTTTTATCTTTTGCATCACATAAAAGTTTAGCTTCACTTTCATGTAGACCCTCTAACATCTGAAAAAACATTACTTCTTTTCTGTGTTGTTTCGTGTCATTATCTGCACCCTCAATAAAGTGCCAAAGTTTTTTAGCTTCCATTGCAAGAACAGAGTGATTTGTTCCAGCTGGTGCATCATTGGGTTGATAAGGAACAGGGCCTTCTGGAAACACCCAATTAATTTTAGGATCAAATCCTGCCTTGAGTACCATGCGTAATGCATCAGTATTATTTTCTCTAAGGATTCTTACTTTTTGATCTTTACTTTTCGCCTTATGCACCTTGTCAAGTATTTCTGTAAAAAGCATAGTATATGTTTGTTCTGGCATATTAAAATTCTCCAATTGTTTCAGTAAGATTTTTCAATCTTGATTTTATAAAATAATTTAGTAAGTTGCTTCGGTCACCGAATGGAGCTGCATGAAACTCTGTTACAATTTCATCTTCAAGTTCATTTGGGATTTTACTCAAGTCAATGAGTTTTTCATTTCTTTGATAATTTCTTTTAACCTCATCGTGTAAATCATTAATATTCATATTCAACCAAGTATCAATCTTTTTCTTTCCTAAAGGTTTTTGTCGCAATCCATCAGTAAATGTATTGTCTGGTGATAGAACATTAGGCACTCCATCACTAGTATCACCTTTAAATATGTGTTCTTTTATATATGTTTCTGGATTATGACCATTTACATACTTTTTAAGAATTGGTGAATATTGTTTTACATTTACATATCTTTGAAGTTGGATAAAATCTTTATCTCCAGATACGATCATAACCTTTTCATTTTTACTACGATCTTTTTCTGTTTGAGTATACTTACACAATATAGCTATAATATCATCAGCCTCTGCACCATAAACTTCTAGAACCTTATACGGTAGGTTGTCTTTTATTTCTGCTTTGATTTTATTTAAGACTTCAAAGATAGCGTTCCAATCTTTGTCATCCTTTTCTCTACCTTTTTTACGATTAGATTTGTACTGTGGAAAAAAGTCTCTTCTCCAATAATGTTTAGAATCATAAGTAAGTATTACTTCACCATACTCTCCACTAAACATTGTTCTGTACATACGAACCGAATTGAGAATCATATGTCTAACCATACTTTCATCTGGTTCTTTAGATTTTGTCATATTCAAATGCATCATTAGACTAGCTAATGAAATTTGATTCATATCAATAAGTATCATTTTATATCATCTTCCTCAAGAATTTTCTTCACCAATTTATCAAGTACATCATGGTCAAACTTCGCAGCAAAACTAGTTTCTGTACCGACAGTTTTTACTTTCATCATGGAAGATATAAGAGTTGACATTACATGGTCATACCCCATTGATCTACACATGATAGATTTTATCACTTCATTTAAGAATCCAATCTCAGATATAAATTCTTCATCTTTTATTTCTACACCATTTTCTGCAAGATTGTGTATAGTAGGAATCATTATACTTTCCGCTACTTCATCAATGAATAACATATCATCTGTTAATTGATCAGTTTCTTGGGGAGATACAATTTTTACTCTAGACCAAGGGCCCTTGACTACATTGTTTGTGCTGGACTTATCGTCTTCCACTGTACCCTCTTTTCTGCGTACTCACCATAGTAGTCATCTACCCAATCGCCGTGTTTTAAGTAGTGTTGCATGTTTCGTACATAAGCTACACAGTTAGCATATTTTGAATGTGAACCCTTCACATCTTTACGAACTTCTGCTTTATAAGCTGATGATAAAGATTTTTGTGTCTTGATCCATTCTCTTATCTTTTTAGCAGATAATGGATGATCATCACCCTTATCAATAACAGACTGACATATAGATTCATTCTTAGCAGGAGCTCGTGCAGCACGAGCCTTAGCAAGGCGTTCAACTGCTGCTTCTCGTTGTTCTGGAGTCATAGGTTTACGTTTCTTACGAACCTTTGGAGCTACCCAACCATCATTAGCAGTTTTAGCTGTAATCTTTTTTCTAGACATTCAATATCCTTCTGTGTCTTGAATTGCAATTTTCTTTAACCATCTACGTCTGCCTGCTGCTTTAGCAAGTCTTTTCTTTTCAGCTTTAGCTGTGAAGTGAGATTTTTCACGAACCTCATTTAACACACCTTCAGACTGCATACGTTTTTTTAAAACTCGTAATGCACCGTTGATATCGTTATTACGAACATCAACACGCATACCAGATTTTTCATATCCTTTATTATTTTTCAACTGTTTTAAGTCCTTCTAAAAATTCTATAATTAAATCTATTGCATCAGAAGTTACAAAATAATTAATTACTGAACTAATAATTCCATAATGATACAAAAGTATACCAACTAAAATCCAAAACACGGCTTTAATCATCTAATTTAATTACTTCCTCTTCACCATTTTCATCTGTTTTGGTTTTTATATACCCACCATCCCTTAAAGTATCTAAAGTGTGATGAATAATTTCATCTGGATCAATTTGGTATTTACCCCAAAAGTAAGATACTATACAAGCACCCATTGTAATAATTACATGTATTGTAATATAATCCAACATTAATTATTCCAAACACCTGTGGGAATTGGTTTCCATATTTATCATATATACTGTATCTTCTACTATCTCAGTATCAATATAAGGCACCATTGATTTACCCAATGAAACTGAGCGTTCAACTGCCTCATTTAATGTATAGGAAGTTTTTACAATACTAGTAACACTAGTCCAAAATACTTCTTCCACTCCCATTACCCAGTTTTTAGTACCACTCATAATTCTCTCCATCATTAATTATATATACAAGCTAACACGATTCGTTATTAAAGTCAACCCCCTTTATGTAGATTAATAAAATAATCTGCATCAATTACTACTAAAGGTGTTTGATTGTTCCTTTTAATGAAAAGAATAGGTTCATAATCTCCAGAATTAGATTGAGCTTGTTCATATGATTTCCATACATTTAAACTCTCTTGATTTTTACATTCAATAGAATATGGAAACTTTTCTCTAGCAGCACGAGCCATGATGAGGTCTTCTCCACCAGCACCCATGCTTCTAGATTCTACATCTTCTGGATGAACATCCAAAGATTCTATTAATTGATCACGAACCCATTGTTGAAATCTTCTGCCTTTTGCTTTAGCACTTTGTGTTTTCACATTATCCTCATTAAAGTTGGTGACTATCTACAGGATTGTCAGGCCAACTTTCACTTCCACAATCACAATTTTCGCAATTGCAATTTTCTTCATTACAGTTTCCTTCACAATGACATTCGTGACCACATTCTTGACATTCACTCATCGTACTCTTCTCCGTAATCTTCGAGCTCGTCTTCTAGCTCATCGTTGAGATCATCACCACAAAAGGGGCAATGGACTACTCTATATAGTCGGGTATCCATTGCATGTTTTAAACGAAACTCAGCATCACATGATTCGCATACAAATAAATTCATTAAACTATTTCACAAGCACCAGAAACACAAGCAAGTTCTTGTGCCCCAACAGTCATATCTTGAGATTCATATTCAGAAAGTTTTGACCAATCTATTTCTTTTGGCATTTGATCCAACAAAAATTCATAACCTTCTTTATTAGTATCTTGGTATGGTGCTTGTTGATATGTGTGTTCACTAAATGGTAAGAATGACACACCACTCATCCAATCAAAGTTTTTGTAAACCCATGAACCGACTTCCATCCATTCATCTTCTTTAACAGAAATTGTGACTGATGGCTTGTGCTCACACCAATGTTTCTGATAAGTTAACCACAATTCTAATTGTTCGATAGCAGACATGTCTGTTCTGAAAACTGCACCTTTGTCAACTTTCATAGGAAAAGAGAACACAGCAGTGTTAGCAGGATTCATTACATCATCTTCTACAGGAAATCCCATGTCTGTCATCATCTTTGTTAATGGGTCTTTCTTATCTCCACGAACTGTACGAATATAAAAAGGATTATGTCTCGCATGTATTCCAGATGCAGCATCAACGAGCTGAGAAACTGTGCCAGATGGTTTCACGCAAGTTATAGCAACGGATTGATTAATACCTAGTTTTGATGCCCATTCTTTATTTACTTTAACTGCGTGAGTTTTTAAATCTTCAAGTAGATTTTCAATACCTTTTGTTTTACCATTTGTAAGTGAGTTATCCATGATACCTGTGAGCGAAACACCAAGAAGTCTTTCCTCTGAACAATTCTTTTTCCATGCAGCAGATACATATTTAAAGTTTGTAAGTGTGGATTGCAAAGTTCCAAGAATCGTTGCAATACGAACTTTTTCTAAAAGAGACTCCTTTGTATCTTCTGGTCTTACTACAACCTCGCTGAGA